CTAACTCGCACTTACAGTTCAGTTTCAACAAATATGGGGAAGAATGTTTTGTAGCTGAGGTTGAAGTTGTTTGTGAGGACGCTTCCGAGTTAGATCTATTGGAACAAGCGTATCTTACTGGGGAAGCCTCTTTTGATGAAGCCCCTGTTTATTACAATATTTCTCTTTCTTCTGAGTGCCCAATGAGAGGAAGAGAGCACACACAAGAGACTAAAGAAAAAATTAGCGTTGCCAAAAAAGGCAGAAAAGATCACGTTACGGAAACGTATAGAAAGAATCTTTCCAAGGCACAGCATTCTCGTTTTTGGAAGGATCCACAGTTTGTTGCCAAGATAAAGTTTTTGGTAGACAATGACCACATGACTTACACAGCGCGGAGTCGTGTTCTTGGGATAGATGCTAGCTCTGCTAGAAGACTCGCGCTTAAATACAGTCATTTAAAAGGAGAACTTTAATGGCAAATACACATTTTTCTGGTCCAGTCACTTCTACGGCTGGTTTTGTAGGCGACGTAACTGGCGACGTAACTGGTTCAGTTGACGCTTCCGCTGGCACTCTTGAAGTCCCTCAGTACACCGTTTTGACGGTTCCTTCCGCTGCTACCGTTGGTCAGATCATCGTTGTGACTGACGCTACCTCAGCAGGCACTGGCACCATTTGCTTCTCTAACGGCACTAGCTGGATCGACGTATACACCGGCATAGCTGTAGCTTAATAGGAGGTCATCATGGGCTCCGATATTTGGGCTGTAACGCTCGGTAGCGACGCAGATTTCTACGTTACTACCGCAAGCGGAACCGCAAGTACGCCGTTCACGTTGGCTAATACGCAGCCTGAATATCATGGGGTTGCGTATAAAGTCACTGTGACTCCGGCTGCGGACGAAACAGGTAAGAATTTTGTAATCGTGGGCGTGGGGGTTGATGGGAATACATTGACTGAAACCCTTGCAGGTGCTGCTGTTGCATTCACCTCTACAAATTACTTCGTATCTGTGACTTCAATCACTCCGGATGCTAACACGGCAGGGAATGTAACCATTGGTTATGCTCTCAGTGCTGGTGTTTACCTACCGTTGACTCGCATCAAAGGTGTTTACTATGTAGCTTCCGGCTCTGCTGGTTCTATTGTAGTTACGAAGGCGGGTAGTTCTCAGACGATTCTGAATCTTGCTACTCCAGCGTCAGCAACTGCTACGCAGGATATCATGATTCCGGCGAATGGGCTTCGCACTGCGGATGCTCCGTCTGATTACTCAACGGTTGCTGTAACAAATGTTACCTCTGTTACCTTGATGTGTGCGTAAATGGCTACTTCCGGCACTCAGACATTTAATATTGATGCTTCGGACATAATCGAAGAAGCATACGAGCGTTGCGGGCTAGAATTGCGCACGGGTTATGACGCCCGTACTGCTCGTCGTAGTTTAAACATTCTGATGTCAGATTGGTCCAATCGTGGAATCAACCTTTGGACCGTGAAGGAAGTAACGCAAACCCTTACAAAAGGGACTGCAAGTTATACGCTGGACCCATATACAGTAGATGTACTGGATGCGGTAATTCGTAGAAACGGTGTGGACTACAACATGGAGCGTATTGGACGCTCCACGTATCAAAACACGCCAAACAAAGCTACGGAAGGACGGCCTACTCAGTTTTGGGTAGATCGCCAATCAACTCCAGTCATCTACTTGTATCCAGCTCCTGAAAACTCAACAGACGAATTGCGTTTTTATCGCACTGAGCGAATTGAAGATATCAACACGCTTACCAACGATGCTGATATTCCTTCTCGGTTTATCGCTCCTCTTGTATCCGGTCTTGCATATCATCTAGCCATTAAAAAGGCTCCTGATCGTGCGCAAGCATTGAAGATGGTTTATGAGGAAGAGATGAATCGTGCGGAAATGGAAGATCGTGAACGAGTAAGTTTGCGGCTAGTTCCGAGTAGAGGGATGCGCTAGTGGCTTATGCTGCGGGTAAATATGCAAAGGCAATGTGCGACATCTGTGGGTTTGAGGTCAAATATACGGACCTTCAGCCCCAATGGGATGGATTTCGTGCGTGTCCTGAATGCTGGACTCCAAGGCATCCACAAGATTTTCCAAGGGTCGTGGTTGTTGATGCGGAAGCACTTAGACATCCTCGTCCTGACAATGATCAAGAAGCAGGGTGCGGGTTGGTTTTAACCACTACGGACTCGTACATTGGAACAGCTTTTTGTGGGTTCAATATTCGTTCTTCTGTTGGTGATGTTACAGTGAGTACTACCTAATGGCGGGCTATACCTACACCACTTTGGTCCAAGCAATCAAAGATTTTACGGATAACACTGAAACGGTGTTCGTAAGTCAGATTGACAACTTTATTCAGAATGCTGAAGAGCGCATTTTGAAGATGCTTGCGCCTTTAGAAGTTTTTCGTAAAAACTCTTCTGCTGCAATGACAACAGGCAATAAGTATCTTCCTAAACCGAGTGATTGGTTACATACTTATTCTTTGTCTACCAACGATGGTTCTGGGGACGACACTGTATTTCTGCTAAACAAAGATGTGAACTTTGTTCAAGAATACTGGCCTGATTCTACGAGTACAGGAACGCCGAAGTATTACGCAGATTTTGACGTCTCTACGTTTATTGTTGCACCGACACCAAATGCTAATTTTGCGGTAGAGATACATTATTTCTATCGCCCACAATCAATTACAGTCGCACCAACGGGCGAGACATGGATTGGCACTAACGCTGGTCCTCTTTTGCTCTATGCTTGTTTGGTTGAGGCATATACCTTTATGAAAGGTGAGCCGGACATGCTTCAGATTTATGAACAAAAGTTCATGCAGGAAGCAGAACGTAAAGCCTTGTTTGCGGTTCAGGCTGAGGGTCTGGACTTTTATCGTAAGTCTGCCGCTTAAAGGAGAATCAAATGGCAATTTCTCAAGCACTTTGCACAAGCTTCAAGTCAGAACTGCTTGGTGGAACACACGATCTTGACACAGATGTAATCAAGATTGCATTGTTTACCAGCTCCGCGACTCTGGATGCTACGACTACTGCGTACAGCGTAACTAACGAAGTTTCCGGCACGGGGTATAGCGCAGGTGGAAACACCCTTGCAAACGTAACGATTTCCGTGGATGGGACTACTGCAATCGTAGATTGTGATGACACAACGTGGACTTCTGCGACGATCACTGCAAACGGTGCATTGATCTACAACTCATCTAAGTCAGATAAAGCGATTGCTGTCTTGGCTTTTGGCGGGGACAAGACCTCAACGAACGGTGATTTTACCATTCAGTTCCCTGCTGCAGCCGCTGCTACCGCATTGATTAGAATTGCTTAATGGCATCTTCTATCGAATACGTTGGTTGGGGTCGAGCCGGATGGGGGGAAGCTTCCTACGGTCTTGACTGGACTGTCGTATCGGTAGATGGCTCTTCTGCAACCGGAGCTGTTGGCAATGAGACCGTAGTTGCGGACGCGAATGTTTCGGTAACTTCGGTTTCTGCGATAACTTCGCTTGGTGATGAGACTGTTGTAGCTAAAGCGGTTGTTCAACCGACGTCTGTTTCTGGAACCACCTCTACTGGAAACGTAACCGTTATCGAAGGTACAGGGGCCGTGTTCTCCGTAACGGGAGTTTCTGGAACTTCTGCAGTTGGCAATGAAACGGTTGTTGCTAAGGCGGTTGTTCTTCCTACAGGAATTTCAGGAACCGCTTCCGTTGGAGACGAGACGGTTGTTGCTAAGGCGGTTGTTCTTCCGACAGGACTTTCTGCTACTTCGGGTCTTGGAAATGAAACCGTAGTAGGCAAAGCAGTAGTTACACCAACCGGGATTGGTGCTACAATCAACGTAGGCAACGAAATTGTTGTTGCTAAAGCCTTGGTGGTTGTTTCTGGAAACGGAGCAACAGCGGGGTTGGGCAACGAAGACGTAATTGCTAAAGCAGTTGTTCCGATCACTGGAATTACACTACAAGCAACTCTTTCGAATGTTTTTGTTTGGGGCGATTATCGTGGTCAGTTCCCAAGCGCAACTTATACAGACAAAGGAACGGGGGCGGAGCTGCCTCCTACCACTTGGACGCAGATAGCGGCCTAATGGAGTAAGACGATGGCGAGTACTTATACACCAGCTGGTATTGAGCTTATTACGGACGGTGAGCAGTCCGGTACTTGGGGCCAGACCACCAATACGAACTGGGAGCTTATCGAAGAGCTTGCAACGGGGGTTGTTTCCGTCGCTTTAACCGGAGCAACGTACACGCTTACTACCACAGACGGCACTTCAACAGAAGGTCGTCATGCGATTATCAAATTCACAGGCACTCCGGGAACCACGGTTACAGTTACGGTAAGCCCGAACGATATGCAGAAGATTTATTGGATCGTGAATGATTCAGATTCTACTGTAACTATGACGCAGGGTTCAGGTGGCAATGTTAGTGTGTTGTCTGGCTCTAAAAAGGTTATGTACTGCGACGGTGCAGGGGCGGGTGCTGCGATCACTGATCTCTCACAAGACCTTGATATTGCGTTTGGTGATGGCGATAAGCTGACCTTCGGTGATTCTGACGATCTTGAAATCTACCATGATGGCTCTAACAGCTATATTACAGATACGGGTACAGGCGATCTCATTATTGCATCTTCGGTCCTGACCACCACCGACATCAACGGCGGTACCGTAGACAACGTCACAATCGGCGGCGCAACTCCGGGATTGATTACCGGTACGACCATCACTGCAAACACCGCAGTCGCCACGGACACCATCAACGAAAAGACTACCGCCGCAGGCGTCACGATTGACTCCGTCCTGTTGA